GAGCAAAGCCAAGGCGAAGCAACGCAAGGCGCAGCGCAGCGAGGGCAAAGCGGCGCTAGGCGCAGCGCAGCGAGGGCAAAGCGGCGCCAAGCGGGGCGATGTCAAGGTAGAGGCTGGATTAACGTCCAGCCTCTTTTGCTTTAATGGACATTTGACCATTTATGAAAATGGCCACTGCCGCAACAATTCCGCCCGACCGCCGCGAACCGATTCAAATTGCTTGTGGCGATTCAATTTCTTTCCAGCGCAATTTCCCGAAGTATCCATCGCCAGTCTGGGCCGTTCATTATGAAATTCGCGGCGGTGGCGCGCCGATTGAATTTGATTCGGCGCAACCAACCGCCGGCGGAACGGAGCAACTTGTATTCGTTGACGGTTCTGTAACAGAAGCCTTTCCAGTTGGTGAATTTGAAATGGCCGGGTATGCCTACAATACGGCCAATGTCGGGGAACGCTATCAAGTTTATCTCGGCCCGGTAAAAATCACCCCCGACCTTGCAACCGCTCCCGGCGATCAAAGCACAAAGACGTTTGCTCAGTTGATGGTTGAAAAGCTGGAAGCCGTAATGCTTGGGCGCGCGTCGAACGATATTTTGGATTCGGAAATCAACGGCACAATGATTCGCCGAATCCCGGCGCGTGATTTGAAAGAATTTTACTATTCATTCCGGCATCAGCGGCAGGGCGAGATTGCGAAAGAGCGGGCGCGGAACAAACAGCCAACTGGACGCAGAATCACAACCCAAATCGCCGTAACATTTCCCAATCCGGTCTTGGGCGGTGAGGGATTTGGGTCGGGAAACATTTATCGCGGTGGATTATGAAATTGTCACTCGAATTGTTTGGGCGAAACAAACCCAACCTTGAACTGCCCGCAAAAACTGGCAAGGAACTGCTGGACACGCGAACGGTGACGCCAAAGGACGCGAATTATCTTCGCCAAGTGTCCCGGCAGAAAATCCGCATGTACGATTCGGCGGCAACGTCGAGGCTGAATCAGGATTTCCCCATCTCCATCACCAGCGCAAACGCCGAGATTTTAACCTCCATTGTGGCGTCTCGCAGCCGGGCGCGAAGGCTGGAGCGTGATAATCCTTACGCGACGGCCATCATCAACTCGCACCAGAACAATGTCGTCGGCTCTGACCCATTCCGCCTTGAAATGAAGGTCGGGAAAATGGTTGAGGGCGCGTTTGTCGAGGAAGATGAAACCAATCTCGAAATTGAACAGGCTTGGCAGGAAGCCGGGTTGCCCGAAAATTTCAGCGTTCGGAAAACATTGAGTCGCGCCGAAGGTTACTGGCAAACCATTTCAGCGGTTATCCGAGACGGTGGAATCATTTGGCGTCAATATCGCCAGTTCCCCAAAAACGATTTTCATTACGCGGTGGACATATTGGAAACCGATCACTTGGATTACAATTGGAACCGTCCCCAAGTCGGCACGGCGAACGAAATCCAGTTCTCAATCGAGATGGACGAATTTCACGCGCCGGTCGCCTACCACCTTTTGACCCGTCACCCCGGCGACGTTTTTGCATGGAGCAACTCGCCAAAATACCGCGAGCGCGTGGACGCCAACGATGTCATTGCTCTTTGGAACATTCGCACGCGCGCGGAGCAATACATCGGCATGCCGTCTTTCTGTTCAATCATCCAACGGCTTCACCGGCTCGACCAGTACGATGTCGCCGAAATGACGGCGGCAATCGTGAGCGCGTGCAAGATGGGATTTTTCAAAAAGGACGCAACAGGTGACGAATATACAGGAGATACCGAAACCGATGAAGGCGCAAAACAAATGCAGGCCAGCCCCGGCACGTTTGAAGAGCTTCCAGCCGGATACGACGTTCAGCAATGGGATCCAAATCATCCCGTAGAAGCCTACCCCAATTTTACCAAGCAAAACTTGCGGGCCGTTGCCGGCGGCGCGGGCCTTGCCTATCACGTTCTTGCAAACGACTTGGAGGGCGTGAATTTTTCATCTGGCCGTCTTGGAGAAAACCAGCAGCGCGCACAGTTCAAGAAATTGCAGATGCACATGAAGTTGAATTTGGTGCGTCCGCATTTCAACGCTTGGCTGAAATACGCGATTTTGTCTGGCATTGTAAAACAGCCGATTGACCGGCTGCCCGAACTTATCAAGGCGGCGCATTTCCACGCGCAGAAATGGGGTCAAATCAATCCTGTGCAGGACACGCAAGCGGACATCATGCGCATCGAGGCAGGATTGGATTCACGCGACCACGTTATTCTCAATTCCGAACGAGGCGGTGACACCCAAAAGGTTGACGCAGAAATTTCCGCCGACAAAAAGATTGACGAGGATCACGACCTGGATTTTTCCGGCACGGATGCGACCTTGCCGACGATTAAAAAGGGAGCGCCGGGAGAGACAACGCCCGGCCCGGAGGACGTTGAGACGCCCGAAACGCCGCCGAAAAAGGGCGGCAAACAGACGATAAAAAAGAAATCCAGAATCCCGGCATTGAACGGCAATGGGCACGCGCGATTTATGGACATTTGACCATTTACGAAAATGAAAAAGCGAAATACGGACGCGCCCCTGAAATATCGTTACGCCGAGATTTCCTCAACCGATGTCGTCCCGCCGGGCGCGGCCGATGGACTGACCAACCGATCCATCAAAGTTGCATTTTCTTCAGAGACTCCGGTGCTGCGAGTTGGCGACGGATTTGACCATGCCGAAGGCGAACAGTATTGGGAAGTTCTTTGCCACGAACCGAACAACGCGGATTTGTCCTTGCTGCAAAATCGCGGCGCGGTGCTTGATGAACACGACCCCAAATCGCCCATCGGCGTGATTAAAAGCGCAGCGATTGAGGCCGACAAAAAGGGCCGGGCAGAATTGGAATTGGATGATGCCGGGCTTGGCTTGGAACGCAGCCGCCAGATGCGCAGCAAAATTCGTCCTCACATTTCAGTTGGTTACGACCAGACAAAACTTTTATCCGAAGGAACGCACACAGACGGAAAACCCTTGAAGCGTTTCTCTTGGCGCGCCCATGAAATTTCCTCAGTCGCTGTTCCTGCCGACCCCGCTGCTGGAGTTGGCAGAAACCTTCCTGCTGTAAAACCCGAACCTGAAAAAATGGACATTTTAACATCAATAGAAAAACTAACACCGGAACAAAAAAATCGTATGAGAATTTTACTTGACCCCGCTTCCACCGACGCCGCTGGTGGCACTACCGCCGCCGCCGCTACCGCCGCCGCCGCCCCCACCGTTGACCCGTTGAAAGCCGAGCGCGTTCGCTCCGCCGAAATCACCAAGCGCGCCGACGCCCTCATTGCCGACAATCCCGCCGTCGCCGACAAGGTGCGCACCATCGTCACCGAAGCTTTGGGCGGCGAGATGACCGTTGACCAATTTTGTGTCCGCGCCATGACCGAATGTCTGGGCGCCAAGAAAGTTACCCCCAAGACCGAAGTTTTCAAGGCGTACAGCAAGCGCGACCAGAATTCGTATTCTCTGATTCGCGCCATGCAGAAAATGCTGCTCAAGAAACCCCAGGACGGCGTGGAATTCGACATGAGCCGGAATCTGGCGAAGGAAAGCGGTATTGAGCCGGAAGGCTTGCTCGTCCCGTTCGACCTCGAAGCCGACATGGGCCGCGCCAACCGCACCCGCCGGATGATGCACCGGGATTTGAACGTGGACACGTTCGGCCAGGGCGGTGCGTTTGTTCAGACCACAATTTTGACTCCCATCATCGAAATCCTGCGCAATCGCATGGTTTGTGACCGTCTCGGCGTGCAGGGCATGGCCGGACTTGAGGGAGATATTGCCATTCCCCGTCAGACCGGCGCGGCCACCGCGTACAGTGTTGGCGAATCCGCCGCACTGACGATTTCTACCCAAACGCTCGACCAGGTTTTGCTCTCGCCGAAACGGGTTGGCGCGTGGAACCAATACACCCGCCGGCTGTTGCTCCAATCCAGCGTTGACGTGGAAAACTTTATCCGCGACGACCTGATGAAAGTCGTGGCGATTGATTGGGATCGTATCATCCTCAACGGCAACGGGGCCGGTTCGGAGCCTCTGGGCATTATGAACACGCCCGGCATCGGTTCGATTATTTTCGGCGGCACGGCGGCTTGGGCGGAAATCGTTTCGATGGAAACCGCAATCGCCGCAGCGAACGCCGATGCTGATGGCATGGCGTATGTGACCACTCCGACCTCGAAGGGCCGGCTCAAAGCGGTTGCCAAGACCGGCGTTGGCGTGACCTCGGTTGTTCCCATCTTCCTGTGGGAAGGAAAATACGGCGTGGACAATTCAAACGATGGAGAAATGAACGGCTATCGCGCCGCCGCGACGAACCAAATCTCGAACAATCAAATGCTGTTTGGCAATTTCGGGGACGTGATTCACGCGCTCTGGGGCGGATACGATATTATCGTCAATCCCTACACGCTGGACACCCAGGCGGAAGTCCGCATCACGGTAAACACGTTCGGCGATGTCGCCGTTCGCCATCCGGCGAGCTTCTGCGTCAGTTCCGACTCTGCCGCTCAATAAACAATTTGAAACAAATACAAATTTCAACTGAAAACAAAAATATGAAATTCACTCAAAAGATTCTGGCCGCGATTGCGGTGTTGGCTTTGGCGACCTCGGCCTATGCCCAAAGTGACACCTTTGGCCAACCCCGGTCAATCGTTCTCTGTGCGCCAACCGTTTTAATCGGTTCGGCGGCAACCGGAACAGTCACCAACGGGGCGATTGACACTCATGGGTTCGATGGCATTGCCACCATTGATGTTATACTGGTCACAAATCTTATGGGGACGTTGACTGCTCAGTTTGAGGGTTCGATTGACCAAACAAACTGGGCGGCGCTCTCCAATTATGCGATGGCAACTTCAGCAACGATCATCATCACAAACGGGTATTATGGCAGCACAAATCTGACGGCTACGAACATATTTTTGTATCCTGGAGTTGTAACTGCGCCCACCGCCTCAACTGCGGGTTTTGCAACTTCTTTTTTGAATCCCGCCCTATTTACAAATTCCGCTGCGCTTTCAGTCGGGTCGGTTGGCTATGTAAAAATCGGCTACAATGTTTCAGATGCCCCAAGATATTTGCACGTTATTTGGACAGCAAAAGGAACGGCCCTTACAAATGTGACCGTTGGAGCATTATTCACTGGTCGGAGAGCACAACAATAAATAAAAAACCTATGGCAAAATTCATCGCAACATCCGGTTTCAAAAACACCTTTGGCGCGGAAATCGAAAACGCGCAGCATCCCGATCACATTCACAAAGGCGCAATCTTTTCCATCGGCGTTGACGCCAAAGGCGACGACATTCCGCTGGACAAAATGGGCAAGGACGACAAGCAGCTTGCCAAGCGGTTCGGCAAGGAATGGCAGTTGATTGCCGACCTGAATTTGTCCGGGCGCATTGCCGACGCTACGAACAAGGATGTCGTGGCCAAGATTCAGGCCGAAGTCGCGCAGGCTGCGGCAAGCAAAAAGCGGGAAATCGAATTGGCGACGGCGTCAAGATCGAACGCGGCGGACTTGATTGCCCGCCTGACCGAAGCTTTTAAGCTCGCTAAAGCCTAATCACATTTTATCTGGCGCACTTGTTTGTGTTCGCGCCGCGCCGGTATAGGTTTCCGGCGCGGCGTTTTATTTATGGCAAAAGTCGCAAATGATGTTTGGGCCGACCACGCGGCGCATCTGGACGCTCTGGCAGATTCGCTTGGCGATGCCTGCCCCAAGTTTGTCTGGCCGGCGTCAAACCCCATGCCCGCCAATTTTGGAACGTATCGGGCTTTGCCGGGAAGTGTTTTTTTGAAGCGTGACGCCAGCGCGGGCGGCATGAGCCTTGACTCAGATTTGCGCCTGACATTCACAACCGCACAGTTTGGTGCGGGGCCGTTCCCAAAATCACGCGACCTGATTGGATATGCCGGCAAGCTGTTCCACATTGTCAGCCGCACGGATTCACCCAACGGCCATCAATGCACGGTGGAAGCCAATGACGCCTCACAAAATGTCTAACACCTGGGATCAACGCCAATTTGACCGCGCCTTGAATGCTTGCATTCAGGTCTCGCGCCGCTCTGCGGCAAACGTCATCAACGCGCATGCGCTTTACATCGCATTCTCGGCTCAGAATTTCACGCCGAAGGCTGACAAGATGGCCATTGGCCGAAGTCTGTCGGAATTGATTTACGATTTCAAGGCGACAAAGAAAGGTTCGCGGAGGACGTTGAAAACGAAAACCGTTTACACCGGGGCGGGCGGGGCGACAGCGCAAGCTCCGATTGTCGCGCTGATGATAAATAAAAAGCGCGGCGAACATGGAAAGCCGGGATTGTATGGCCCGGACATGGCCGCAGCGGTGCGCACTTTTATCGCCGGACGCCACCGGACGGTTGCCTTTTTGAAATCCGGCTGGAGTCCGGCCATCAAACTCCTGAAATCAAAAGTGCCATACAAGTTTCGCGGAGCGGCGAAGGAAAAAGAAATCGTCAAGTTCATGGGGCAGGCAAAGGGCCGGGCAACTGCCGCTGTCGAAAGCGAGAAGCCAACCGCCATGATTGAGAATTTCGTGGGCATGGCCGGCCCGGGCGGAAACCATCACAACGCCGGGCTGGTCAAATACGGGCAACCAGCCTTTGAGCGTGCCTTCCGAACTGAGACGGCGAGTATGATTGAGCATTTGAAAAAGGAACTTGACGAAACCGCGTTTGCCGAATTCAACCGACAGGCCGCATGAGCTACCACAATTTACTTTCCAAGACCGCGCGCGCGCTGACAGCTTACGTTCTCGACGCCGAAATTCCCGGCGCGGACAATCAACACGTTTGGCCGGTGAAAGGCTCAACCGCAAAGCTCCTCGACGAAGGGGTTGTGATTCTGGACTGCCTCCGCTGGACTGCCGATGACGGGAATCCGGGCCGGTATCTGGTCGAGACTCGAATTGTGGTCAAGACTCCGGTTTCATATGTTCCGCAGGTTGCTCCCGCCATTGGCGCGCCGGGGAATCCTCTGCCAGTTGCACCGCCCGACGCACCGCAGACGCAACGGCTAAACAGCGAACAATTTGTTTCCGCCGTGTTCGATTTGTTTTTTACTGACTTGGTGCAGCAGGATTTTACGGTATTGGCCGACAATATCACCGCCGCAGGTCGCGCGCTGGCCGTCCAAGACCCGGCAAACAATGCCGATCTGGCGCTGTTCAAGTGTGACGAAATCACATTCAGCGGCGGCAGTGGTGACGCCAATCAGGACGGCGATTTTTGGGAGGACGTTTTGAACCTGACGCTATATGTCCGGGCGGTGGCGGACACGGAATAAATTTATGAAAACATTCAGCATACCCGAACTGCGCGGCACACGCGAAAACGTGACCGCCGAAATCCAATCCAATCCAAACCTGACCGACAAGTGGAAAGCCGCCCTGTTGGAAACTGTTGCCGACTTCATGCCAGCTTTCAACGGCTTTCGTATTGATGCCCACGCGCATCAAATGGAAAGCCGTGTGCCGTTGCCGCTTTCGGAAGTGATAAAAAACAAGGACAAAGACGCGCCGACCGAGCGAGTGACGGGCGGGCTGATTAACATTAACATATCCCTTTCGGCCATCAATTTGAGCAAAGGCGCGGGGGCGGAATAAAAATGGACATTTAACCACTATTGAATATGGCCGACGAAATACAATCTCCCGAACCCGCCGCAATCACGCCGGAACAAATCGCCGCCGATTTGAAGGCATTCCAAAAGCTCGTCAAGTACGCTGAACGCAAGGAATTCTGGAAGGCGCATCCGACCATTCAAGGGATTGTCAGTGAAATAAATTTCCACGCATAATTTTATGGCAATGATTCCCGAAGTACAAACAGGCACAGCAAAACTTTTTGGCATCACGAACAGCGGCACCCCGATTGCCATCAATCTTTTCGCCACATTCGTCGCCCAATCCATTGACCTTGCGGATAACACGCGAGTCAAAGAGGAACAGGACGAGACGGACTTTGATGTGACGCTGATTTTCACGAATCAAAACATCGAAGGCCGGCTGACGATTGAGCCTGCCGGGGCGACCCGCACCGCCGCCGCCGCCGTTGCTGTTTTCCTGACTCCCGGCGCCGCCGTTCAACTTTCCAATTTCAAGCTGGCCGCTCTGAACAGCAATTACTGGATTTACATGGGCAAGGAACGCATCATGCTGAATTTCCAAGACGAGGCCAAAATCGAACTGCCAATCCGCCTGTACGCGAATGCGACTCAGGCTCAGGCATTGTCCACAACCGTCGTCGGATGATTTTGAGTGTACGAAATACTCTTTGCGCAAGCCGTCCTGCCGGCTCCGGTGCAGGTGTTTGGCCGGGAATTAAAAACGTATTCCCTCGGTCACGAACTCTGGTTTGAACGCCAAGACCTTCTGCCCGTCACGGCCCTGAATGTTTCAACTGCGGCTTTTCTCTGCCTGCAAAACGCATCGGAGATTTCCGGCATGAACCGTGATTTTTTAATCCGGTTGAAGCTGAAAATCTGGAACCGGCATATCAGGAAATTCAACCTGTTCAATGAATTCAAAAAGTTTGAAGCCTATCGCACCGCCGGTTCACTTGAACTGCCCTGCCAGTCGCCGGCCCAATCGTTTGATGCAACGCCCTCACGGTTTCTCGGATCGCCCTTTTTAATCCGGCTGGAACAATTCCTCGTCTTGCATTTCCGGCTGACAGAAGGGCAGGCATGGGATTATCCGTTCGGGCTGGCGAAGATGCACTACGCGACTTGGATGGAGGACGCCCGGCGCATGGAGGTCAAGAACGAATCTGATTTGAAGGTGGACGTCGAGCGCGCGAAATGGATGGCCGAACACCCGGACGACGGCATTGAGATTTTGGAAAAGGAGGTCGCAGATGCCTAGCCTCATGGCAGTTTTGGGTTTGGACAAAAGCCAGTTCACCGCCGGGCTGAACTCGGCGAAGGGCGAAGCGCAGACAATGGGAGCATCCATCGGCGGTGCGCTATCGTCAGCCATCGGTGGGGCGTTGACTCTCGGCGGGATTTCGATGGCGTTCAATTCCATTCTGACAAAAGTGGCCGACATAAAATCCGAAGCCATCCAGACCGGGTTTGATACTGACTCAATTCAGAAATTCGATTTCGAGTTGCGGCAGATGAACATTGAAGTCACGTCCGGCAAGGTCGGACTTGGCAAGTTGAACGAGCTTATCGGTCAGGCGGCGGTGGGCGAGGAAAAGGCGGTGAAGGTGTTCGCCCGGTGGGGCATTTCAACGGCGGGGAAAACCAACGCGGAAATATTTGCGGAAATCCAGCAGTCAATCGCCGCCACAACCGACCCGGCCTTGCGTGTGGCCGAGGCAATGGAAATCTTCGGTCGCGGCGGGCGCGAGCTTCTGCCACTGCTGACAGCCAGCAAAGAGACGCTGGACGGCATGGCCAATCATGCGCCGATTATTTCAAAGGATGACATCGAAAGCGTTGACCAAGCAAAAAGAACGCTGCAAGGAGTAAAAGACAATTTGATTGTTGCGGGAGCCAAGGTGGTGGGCGGCGTGGCCGGCGCAGCAACACTGCTCGGCGCAACCCAAGACGGCCAGTTTCTCAAAGGCGAAACTGGATTGGGCGGCGGCGGAGAAGATAGGATTTATTATCCCGCGCCGGAAATAAAGGGACTCAAAGCCAAGCGCGCCAAAAAATCCTACGAAGCTTTTGAAAAGGCTACGTCCGGCGGCAAGAAAGAAACGGCGATGGATAAATTCATGGGCGCGGACACTTCATTTGACCCGTTCAGTCTTATAACGCAATCATTGCAGGGCGTTGTTCATAAAGCCTCAATGGTTAAACCGGAACCGAAAAAGGAATCTCCCGGAGAATCGCATCGCATTAACCGCATGATGGATTTGAGTTCAATGCAGAAAATCGGCGCATACGCCGCCGCGCCACCGGGGTATTTGGAAATGGTTCGGGCTTCGCTTTCAACGGAAAAGCACATTGCCAGCATTGACAAAAAAACAAACGCGCGGGGAACCTCGCCAACCCAATACTGATATGCCCGTCAACGGAACAGCACCGATTAAGAAAGGCACGCTTGGGCCATTTCAAAAGCCCTACACGCTGCGCTTCGACCCGCGCTCCGGCCAGACATTGAAGCTGAAAAATCTCGGCAACACCGCCGCTTTGCTTTCGCTGGTGGCGTCGGCTCAGTCGCAGGGCGCGACGGGCGATTTCACCGTTGACCCGGTTATGTCCACGCTCGAAACCGAGACGCCAATTCAAGGCATCACGATCAACGGCGTCACCATTGCAGATTATGTTTTCGACCAATGGGAAATTGAAACGAATGAATCCAGCGAATCAGTTTTTGGCGACCCGCGCGTGCAGGCGAACATATCTTCCAACGACCGGGCGGTGATTGCGCGGGCGATTGCGGACGGCTCAACCCTGACCGCCGCCGCCGCATCATGCACGACTGACGGCGTTGGTGCAAATTGGCCATCGCCGGTCACAACCTTTGTCGCGCCCACCGCCGGGCAATCACTGCAACTCTACAATGAGATGATGAAGATGCAGGACGCCTGGGGGCCGTTCACCTACGTTTTGCGGCACACGTCAAACACGAACGCGCAAAGCACCTACAACGTGGCCGACAACAACGTCAACCAGATTTATAACACAGCGCAGCTTTTGAGCGAAGTGCAATCAAGTTTTCTCTGGACGTATCCAATCCCGTCCCGGCTCGTCACCAAGATTAACAACATCCCGGTTCAATATGCCGAGACAAACGAAGCCGCATATTATCTGTGGGGCTGGAAAAAAAGCGCGAGCCGCGAACAAATCAACGCGCAATTCCGGGTGGATATTGTGACCGAATATGTCTTGGCTCTGTGGTCAACCATTCGATATGCGCCGGTCTAATTCAAAAATGAATTTTTCGATTACAGGAATTTGTCCGGGCAAAACGCGGGCGCTAAACCAAACTTTGCCGTCCGGCTTTCGCCCGGCCCCGGCCCTTTTCCCGCCATGCTGTTTTTTTGTATTTTTCATGGACGCGATTCTAGCCGTTGTGAATCTTGATTTCAACACTATTTTCAAGTTGCATAATATGGTTTTTGCCGGTTCAACCCATACGCTCTATACACCCATAAAATCAACCGTTTTCAAGTTAAGGGGCGTTTTTGTCCAAAAGGCACAATCCTACGCAAAGCAATCCCGAACGCTCATATCGACTCCTAGAGCGAAATCCGACCTTGAAACACCCCTGTCAGCATACCTCCCTCCGATAAAAACGCGCCACAACTCATTTTACGCGCAATATTTTTGCGCAAAACCCCTTGAAAGCTCGAAAACAGCATGAGAAGCTGGAATTCACCCTCCCCAACCGGCAACGAAAATGAAACAACCTTTGCCCAGGGGGTTGCCCGCAAGCTCAAATCCGAATTGCAGTTTTACGATTCGACGACCGTTCGCGTCGAGCAGACTACGCGCGGGGTAAGATTTCACGCGCGACCAGCGCGGGGGACTTCGGCCCCGGCATCGGTTGGAAACATCAACATGCGCGGGCTATATAATCCCGGCACGATTTACGCGATGTATGACGGCGTGATTCTTGGCAGCGGCACGTCCACCGGCTGGTACTGGTCCACGATGGCTAACAACACGAACGCACCCGATTCCGGCATCGGCTGGCTCCAGATCGGGTCGGTTCAAGGTTTGGTTTTGTGAGTTATGGCTGTCACGCCCGGAAATATTCTTTTGCAGGCCGACATGAACGCGCTGGCGGCGCTGGCCAATGGGAAGTCGTCTTTGCCGCATGACGCCCGTTGGTTCTCAGACACTTTTGGAAATCCTTACCAAGCGTATTTTGTTCAGTCGGTCACAATCGTCGCGCCGGGAACCGGGTATAATATTGGCGACGCGCTGGTTGACCCAGGCAATATCTCGTTTGTCGGCAATGGTTGGGCGGCGGTGACGGCCGTAAATGCCACCGGCGGCGTCACCGGACTGGAAATTACCTACAACTGGATGTTCCCCGGCGAGCTGACCAATCCGGTCGCGCTCTCCAATAAATCCGGCAGCGGCAGCGGCGTGACGGTGAACATCGCGTGGCTGACTCCAGCGGCGGTGAATTATTCCTTCACGCGGCCCGCGAATGCGCCGCCCATATTCTACAATCCGTTCGTTTTTAGTTGGATGTTTGAGTTGACCAGGTTACGCGCGAACCTAGCCACATTGTTCCCGCCCGATACCGGCTATGATTACACCATCCCCGACCCGAGGATTTTTATTTCTGGTCCATGGCCGGTCAGCCCGACCATTCCGTATGATGGTGGTGCAAACTATTTCACCAGCCAGGGGCCGTGGCCGTACAAAGATCTGGCTTTTTATTTCGCAGATCCGGGCAATGCCGTTACGGTGACTTTTCTTGCGTCGGTTACAGTCATGTGGCCGTTAAACGATCCTGCTCCCCAAACAAAAACTGAAATTGGCCCCATATCATGGTCGAGTGCGGAAGCAGTGCCTGGCATCCACAATTCAAAAAGCATCTTGAAAATTTCCGTCGGGAACGTCGCTGATTTTTATTCGCGGGTGACCACTTCAACGCCTCCATTGCCGACAATTGTGATCAATGGCGGCTTCACCATACAGGATGGCAATGGCAATCCCGTTGTTGGTTTCTGGGCAGCAACAACGTTTTTTTCAAACCTTAATCCCGTGCCAACCTCGGCGATGCCTTGGAACATCACATTCCAGCGTGGAGGTGTCAGCGTTGGCATCGGGGCTGGGAGTGAGGACATTGGCGCGGGCGATGAAGGTATTGGGGCGGGTGATTTGGAGGCGATTATCGCCAGCATCTTGTGCAACCCGCTGATTGGAGTTCCCGCTTTGATTGGAACCAATTCGTTCCCGCGCCTGAGTTACGACCATTCCTTGCCGCTCGAAGAACAATACGAGCCGCCACGATGGAAGGCGTCTTGCTGGTTTGATGCCGGCAATACGATCTGGGACTCGAACGGCAACGTGCAGACCTGCACGACGGCCGGATTGACCGGACTCAACGAGCCGGGGTGGTCGCTTTCTTTGAACTCGACGCTGACTGAAACGGTTGCCGCGCCGGCAACAGGTGCGACGTGGACGTTGACGCAGAAAGTTAACACTGGCCTGCCGGATACTTGGGGGGAAGGAGTCTTTTACGAGCGCGGCGATACTGTGCAGGACACTAATGGCAACACGCAGACGGCGGAAAGTTGGTTGCCGCTCACGCCGTGTTCGCTGTCTGATTTCACAGCCTATTGCACAGACTCGAACAATAACACGCAGCAACTCGTCACGGCGGGCACGACCGGCGCGACGGAGCCGGTGTGGAATACGGTGCTGAACGGTTTGACGAATGACGGCTCCTGCGTCTGGCAGTTGGTTTATAAAGGCTCGTCCATGTATAGCGGCGCGGTCGAGCCGACGTGGAGCAAAACGCCGGGCGCAATCACCAACGACTTCATGGTCAACTGGAAACTGACCGCAGCCAATCCCGGCAAGATGGTCACGCCGGCCATGCACCGGCAGTTGCTGAACACCGGCGCGCTGCAATCGCAGCCCAAGTACCCGGCCTATTGGTTCAGCGAAACGATTGCGCGGCTCATGCCGCCGGCCGGCGCCACGGACGCCGAACGGACGGTGTTCGGAACCGGCAGCCAGTGGACTCAATGGCAGACCAGTAACGCGATGGACGGCTGCTGGATTTACAGCATGGCCCTGAACCGGCTCGGGACGCCAGGCGCGGTAAGCCTGCCGCAATCCGGCCAGGTGGCCGTGACGCTTGGCTGTATGCGTAACGGGTCATTTGTCGCCTTCGGCACCTACAACACGGGCCAGAAAATAAATGTGCTCTGGCCCATCTTCACCAGTGACGCACTGGTGTATCAATGCAGTGAGCGCGTGGACGTGCAGGCATTGGCCATCCAAAATGTCAGCCAAGCCTGGGATGTCAGCCATCCGCTTTGCGCGGCGCACATCAATGACACAATAGCGTTACTCAACGTCATCACCTAAAATGAAAACAAAAATCCTGCTCCTGGTTTTACTCTCAACCCTCAACCTTCCACCCGCAACCGGCTTTGGGCAGACCAACCCGCCATACGTGGTGGACATCATCACCTTGCATACGAATAATGGTGTCGTCACCAAGGGCGACACGCTGCCGGTTGCGTTTGGAAAAGTAAATTCCAACGCGGTGTGGTTCCAATTGCAGCTTGCTGCCGGCTTAACCAATGGCAGTGGCGGCGGGGTGACGAATGTGATTCCGACCAACGGAGTTTCCATCGTCATCGGGAGCACGCTGTTTTTGAACACGAATGGATTGAGTGGTGGAAATATCAATGGCACCAATCCAATTTTTACCAATTCAGTAACCATCGTTAATCCCAATGTGGTCAATTACTCATTGTTATCAGTAACGGTGTCGGGCTACAGCAACGCCTGTATCAACGGAACATACACCAATGATGCAACAGCTTGTGTCTTGACCAATCAGTGCGGTTTCATTTTCAGTCTAATTAACCCTGATGGAAGCGGAACAATCAATGGTGGCGCAACGAACCTTAACACAATGGTATGCCTTGCAGCAATGATTTCGGGAGTAACGGTCAACACAAACATGAATGGCCTGTATCTTCAACAGGCCGGACAGATAGTGCTGAACAACGTAAATAACGGATCATCTACTGGCACAAATTATTTTCAGCTACACGTTGATGCGTCATCATTAACCATGTTTTGCAAGCCAGCAAACCTTGGATATCAAACGGGAGTGTTTTCAATAGCAAATATAAACACATCTTTTACAATGTTGACGATGGGTAGCCCTTACGTATTAAACGGAGCAGGATATTGGCAGTCAACCCCACAACCGAATGTAACATTCTTTATCACAAATACTCCGGCGCAGTTTATTCCAAGCTTTATGTGTAATACCCACCCCACACCAATTGCTGGTGGAAGCTCAACGGTCAGCTTTCCCTATGCTATTATCCAAGGTAACGGAACTGAAACAAGTGGGGTTTACACCAATTATACCATTACAGTTGTCAGCGGAAACAGTGGAATAAACACGCCCAAACCAACCAGCTACATTGGGCTTCAAACAGATTGCTGCAATCAAAACGCATTGGGTGGGGCGTACGGCGGGTGGGGAATTTACGACCCGCTTCAAAACCTATGCAAAATTGTGGTTACACCAACCCAAACGAATAACATCTGCAACTGCTGCTACCCAACAAACCTCGCCCCAGTCGCGCCACTGTCGCCACCATGATTACTACAATGAAAAACACACTGATATTATTCTTTGTCGTATTGGCCGCCCTGACCTGTCACGGTCAGACGATTTCAAATCCGGTCTGGAGCACAAATTATCTGTCGGTGGTATTGCAGGTATCCCCAACCTCACAACTACTTGCCAATGGCCTTCCAGCATTCACCGGACTGAACGGACGCGGACTGACAAATTGCTCGTTCTCGTTTTACACGAATTTTTCACTGAACACCCCATTCACAAACTCAAGTCTCTTGACGATGAGAATGACCGTGCCGGTAATTGTCACCGAACCGGCAACCACTTTGGGGTATGCGCGGATCAGCGTTTTCACATCCGCTCCCGGCGGTGGATGGTTCAGCGTTGGGAACTGTGAAATTTCCGGCGGCATAACTTCGGTCCTGCAAACCAACCAAAGCGTTTTGACAATCCAAGCCGGACCCGGCATGGCCTGGGCGGTGTCAAATTCCGTTGCCGGTGCCGGATACACTGCCGGATTTGATTTGACCGCAACCAACCAAGTCACTTTCAGCCCGTGAAATAATGGACATTTGACCATATTTGAATTTATGAAGAAACTTTTGCCCGTCCTTTTTGCCCTGTTTTCTTTGGTGTTTTTCGCGCGCGCGCAGACTGCAAACGTGCTCGTCAGCTTGCAGGATTTCGTTTCGACGCCGCAGATTTACCAGGCCGTGACATTGACCCCGCTCGCTCCGTATGGTCTAAACGGCTCGACGATTGCGATTCCGAATGCGAGGACGTTTTTGACCGGCACAAATTCCAGCGTCACGTTCAGCAATACGTTGATGGGTTACACTTACAAGCTTTCCATCAAGGCAAACAATTGGAACGAGAATGGGAACGAATTTGACATAACGCTGGCCTTCCCGGTTAGCCTTGCCGGGACAAACACGATCAATGCTTCGTCTTGGACGTGGTATAATTTTATTACGCTCGGCCCGGTTTCCGTTACGCCCTACGCGCAGAGCAATTTGGTTTCGCTCTCGCAGGTTAATCTCGCGGCCAGCAATGCGCAGGCGCAGGCACAGAACTTTGCGGTTCTGACCGATCAGACAAATTCGGCGAAGTATCAACCGGCATCCACAATCCTGACCAATCTGGCCGGGACTGGCGCGGTGACAAACCTTGCCGCCGGCGCGGGCATTTCCGTCACCGGCACAGGGGGTAATCTGACCATCGCGGCAACGGGGGCGGGCGGTGCGGCAACGAACGTCTTTGTCGGTCCGGGTGCGAATGTGTCCATCACAACGAACGGGCCGGGAAGCTGGACGATTGCGGCGAACTCTCAAACGAACGGATTCACTCCAATCGTCCTTACTCAGCCATCGGCTTATGATGCGGCGAATGCGGCAAAGAACGCAACGAACGGTCTGGGATTGGCGGCATTCACTTCTCCATCAGCTTACGACCCTTCCGGCTCGGCCCTGGCCGGCACAAACACGCTTTGGGGTTGGGCCTTGTTATTGTTCCAAACGGCATCGGGATTTTCCACTTCAACGAATCTCTGGTGGGGGAACACGCTTGGACTGGTTAACGCCCAAAGCAATGCCGCCGTTGGCTCTGCGATAACCGGCGCACAGTCCATCATCAATTCGAGCAATGCGCTGACGTTGAACCGAGAGTTTGCTTTGAGCAACGCAGCGGCGGCGAACGGCGCATTGATGGGAGCGTCCTCGGCGCAGGTCACGCTTGGACTGACGAACACTTCCGTTATGACGGCGATGAACGCGGCGAGCAATGTCAACGCGCAAGCCAACGCCGGGACATCGAATTCGATACCGGCTGCGGTGCAGGCGGGGATATTCTCTAGCACAACGAACGCTCCCGGCCTGAGCGTCGGCTATTCCGTTTCCGCCACGAACGCGCCGGACGGGAATAAAATTGCATCGCTGACGCAAGTGAGCGCCGCGTCCAACACGGTTGCAAATTTGATTACTACTTCACTTGCTCCCGCCACGAATGCGGTTCTCGGCTGGATTGCGGCAACGAACGCAACAATGGTGACTCAACTCGGTTTGACCAACACGGCGATACAGGTTGCGGTTACGGCTCAAAGCAATGTACTTGGTGCGACTATAATTGCTACGAATGTTTCAACGGTTGCGCGCGAGCTTGTCGTCAGCGCGGCGGCGGCTCTGGCCGCAACCAATCCTGTTCCGACATGGATTAACACGGCCAGCAACGGAGTGAACAGCGCCGCACTTGCCCGCGAAAACTCTTTGCTTTCCTCAACGAACGGCGCGGCTAACAATCTGACCCTGAGCGGGAATTTGACCAACGGCACAATGACTTTGTTCGCGCCAAACGCAAACTATCTCGGCGTGTCCGGGCCGGGTTGGGGCGGGTATGCTTTAGTGACAACCGGCGTCTTTACCAATTGTCAGCAAAACGGCTGGTCAATAAATATGTCGGGTTCAACTGCGGTTCTGGAAAGCAATATGCAAACGATTTCGACTCTGACGAATGGCCCGATTGGAACATTCGTAAATGGGTCGGTCTGTTGGACTGGATACACGGAACAAACTAGCGGGCGGCAGTTCGTTGGAGAATTTGTTGCAACGAATTTAACGGCGCAATGGCGTGGAGACATTGGAACTTATATCACTGCGGTTAGCAACTATTTTAACACGTTCCCTTATGGCAATGGAAATTACTCAACGCTGTCGGGCTACTCTACTAACAGCGGCTCCGCAGCCACGGCGATGAGCCTTTCCAAAGTGTACTCTGGTATAAATGTGGCATTTGTGGATTGTATAAATGGAAGTAATTCAGTTGCGCAGCTTGGAAATGAAACATATCCGTTTAGAGATTTCTCGAACGCGGTGGCGGCAATTGCTTCTGGGGGTGTTGTTGTTTTGACACCAGGCCAGTCGAATTTGATTGGGAGCCTTGTGTCAATCTCCAATGACATCACGATAATTGGATGTGGAGCTTGGGTTGTCAACACAAACACGTCCAACTCATCAATTTTCGACGTGAAGGGATTCAATACAGTTTTTACAATTATTGGCGGGGCTTATATGTCTATGGGCGGAAATAGCTATGGAACTCAGTTAGGAGTCGATTCCACCAACGGTGACATTAAGCTTTACAATGCTAACTTTTTTGGGGTAACAGATGGAATGCAGTTCGGTGGTCGGTCGAACCACGTTTATGCCGTTGGCTGTGATTGCGAATCTTATTGGGACACGTCGAATGGTGGAAATCCTACGGATAGTGGATTATTTCAAAGCTGTAAATTCCATTCAAAGGCGGACCCGGCTCACAGTAATCCCAATGGGACTGAACTAGACTGCGTTTCTTATTCTGGCGGTAGTTGGAAATATCAAGCCTGTGATTTTTGGTCGTCAAATGCCGTGACAATAAACTTTGGAATTTTGAATGGTGGGGCGACTATTGAATTAGACAACTGCTCGCTGGAAATTGGCAGCACGAACTCGGGGGCAGCAATCCTGTTGTTTTACTCCCCCTTCCCACCAGCCGGAGCGATAACCATATTTAATAATAGCACCGTCAACGGCCAACTCTACAACGGGACCTATGTCGATGGTTTCCTTACGAATACCGGGGTTCCCTCAATTCTGTCTCCGGTCATGTCTCCAAACGTGACTTCATTCGCCGGCACGTTTTATTCGTTGACTATATCTGGTTCAACCAACGCATCAGTCAACATCGCCCCCTATCTTCCGGGCCCTAGCTTTGGTCATCCAAATGTTTATGTTTGGACAAACTCGGCTGGAATATGCGTAGTTTCCAATGACCCTGGAGCCAGTGGCTTTTACATAGTGGAAAGAACAAACGATATTAACCAACAAACAGGGAACGTTTTACTGGTACCCACAATTCGGCAGGCGTCAACCCCTCCTTGGGGTAATTTGTCCGACTACACAGACGCAGCCAGTGACACCAATGTTTTTATTTTTCCCTCCGCTCTGCAATATATTCCGGCTTGTTCAGTCGGAACTAACTTCATCGGCAACGGCTCCGGGCTGACCAACATTACGCCCGCCTCGATTGTTGGCGCGGCTACAACCAACTACACCATTACTGCCGGGCCGACATTGTATATTACGAATGGTCTGATTATCAAAATCCAATGACCCGCCCACTTACCATCATTTTCTCAGCCGTGGTCCTAATCGGTGGCTTCTTCTACATCGGATATGTAGGAATGCAAGAAGATTTGCCACCCAGCACACAAGCCCAATGAAGCTCAATCTTACCATCCTGTTTTGCGTCCTGATTGCTGGGTGTTCAGCGCCTCAAGTCAATCCGGTGGCGTCAACGCCACCCATGCCACAGGTTGCGGTTCGAGCTGCCGCCGCCAGTCCGCAGGCTATGGCGATGCAGGCCGTGGTAATATCCACGACCAATGTTACTGACCCGCAAAACCTATCCGTCACGACTACCGGCAATCAGCCCGTCTCGTTGTTCGTTCGGTCGAGCAATGAGTGGTTCCAGGTGTCGCCGGATTTGGTGGCTTGGCAGAATCTTTCGCGGTTAAAGTCGGATATTACCGTGGCGTGGAGCGCGAGCACGGACACGAACGTCACGGGGTACAATGTTTATTACGGCACTGGAAGTGGTGAATATACCAGCGAGGTATATGCCGGCACAAACACATCCTTGACCATTCCCGGCCTGTTCGAGGGAACTACATATTATTTTGCGGCGACCTGCCTTGCTGCCGTCGAGGGAGTGGAAAGTCCGTTCTCAAGTGAAGTGGCCTACGCGCCGCCGATTGTCGCGCCAAGGTTTATCATTCCATGACCATCATCCTCCAAACATTTTCACAGTTGCAAACGGAAATCAATGAAATGGAGAACCTCCGGCTTTATTACGAAAGCCGGATATTAGCAAAGCGCATTGCCATGGCTGAAATCGTTCACAGCGCACAATGTCAGCAAGACCAAATTGCCCGCGTTGACGACGCGCCCGCCGCCGCAGCATCGCCGGTCCCGGCCAAACGCCAGGCGAGCGAGGAAACCCGCCTCAAGATGAGTGAAGCCCACCTGAAGCGGTGGGAAAAGCGTAGGCTTCAACAAGCGAACCAAACTAACGGGGTGAATGGATAATATGAACAAAATAAATTGGACAGCGGTAGCAGCAAGCATTGCAACCGGCCTGCTTGGATTCTGTGTCGCCTTGCTGACCGTGCATTTAACTTTGGCCGGCACGCTGGCGTCCCTAGGTAACACCATAGCCCGCCATGACGTTCAAATTGGCGCACTGACAGATGCACAAAGGAGCGAGGCGATAAACCGGGCTGCCGGGGATGATTTTGTATCCCGACAAATTTCAGATGACCGCGTTCACAACGACCGGGCTATAACCGAACTGGTCGAGTTGCAGGTAGCAACGGTTAAACACGCCGACGAATTGATTTCAATGTTGAAGCTGCAAAGACAATTCGACACAAAACCAAACTGAACTGATGAATCCAATTCTCGCCTCTTTTCTTGGCAGTCTCCTGCGTTACGCGCTGATGTTGCTCGTTCCCTATTTCGTCAAACACGGCATCTTCACGGAAAGCGTTGCTGAGGGATACGTCGAGGCCGCCGTTGCTGGCCTGCTCGCGCTTGGCTGGTCGTGGTGGAAGATTCACGGCAATCGGGTCAAGTTGCTCACGGCGCTCGCCCTGCCTGACGGCGCGACCGAGAACGACCTTAATGCTCACATGGCTTCTGGTGCAACTGCTCCGAGCGTCCTGACGCCGCCCAATGTCGTGCCGGTGTCAGTGCCAACATTTCAACCAACTCAACCAATTCAAAAAACACCATGAAAACCAAACTCAAACTCATAACGGCGATGGCAGTTCCGCTGGCCATCGGTTTTACAGCACAGGCACAGACCAACAATACCTTGCCGACAATCGGCGGCTTGACCAGCACGTTCAGCTTGTGGGTCAGCAGCTTCGATACGAACCTGTCCTACCAGGACTTCATTGTTTGGGACGGGCCGGTGTACCAGAAGAACGTCAACATTATGAACGAGTTCGGCGCGAGCTACGATGTATGGCGGCAGAAAATTAGCACGAACAACACCAGTCTTGCCAGTGTCGGCAACAAGCTCGGCGGGCAGTTGTTCCTCGCACCTGAAGGCAGGTTCCGGCAAGCGAACATCGCCGGGGACTGGGTGAGCATGGGTGGCGGTCTTGAGTTCGGCTGGATGAAGTACGACTTCCGCTCCGGCGCTTTCATTGACGGCGTTTACCTGAACAACCCGGAGGCGTTGGGCCGTCCGCATTCTGAGCGTGAGACAGCGGAGTTCGGACTGTTCGCTGACAAGATGCTGAATAAGGCGACGGCGGCTGGAATCTTCGTCAGTGACCAATTGCACCAGAGCGCGCCATTCTTCGGCGTGAATTTGAACGTGTCGTTCGGCAACGGCACAGGATTCCTCGGCCTGTTCTGATTTTGGGTTAGGGTTGGCCGGGGCGGGACGTTTCACCCGCTCCGGCTTTTCCTTCCGGCACTACATTTTAATCGAAGCAACCAAAGCCGCGCCCGCGCAGCCCAACAAGGTCCTATCATGAAGATTTTAATTTGGACGGCAGCGCCTTCCGATTTCGTCGAAGGGGCCATTGACTTTTTAACGCACGGCCCGGCGCATCATGTCGGGTTCTTGAGGTCAAACGGACTGGTGCATGAATTGTATCCGCCGAAGCTCCGCGACCGCGCCATTTCTGACGATGAAAAGAAGATCGTCCAGGTGTTCTCGCTGGCCGGGTTGCCGCCCGAACTGGAAGCCAAATTCGAGCGGCTGTTTGACTTGGACAATGAGGCCGGGATTAAATACAGCGATGCGGATTTGTTCCGGTTCCTGTTCAACGAGGAAATCCCATTCGACCTGTCCGGCTACTGCTCTTGGTACGTCATGCGCTGCATCAGCATGTGCGCTCCGATGTGCCTTCCGCTGGTCAGGTGTGAAATCGGTCAGGTCAGTCCCCGCGATCTTTACATTTCACCCCGGTTAATTGAGGAAGGCTGGCCATGCTGACATTTGCCATCGCTATTTTCCTGTTCTCAGCCTCGGCACTGATGCTGATTCTGGCCATGTTCTTTTTGAGGAAGTAATGGGGTGAACACCAGCCTTCTGGCGCGTCGGCAGATGGTCATTTTTCCTGCAACTCGCCAGACCCCTCCCCGCCGAGATCAACTCCCGCTCGCAACTTGTGCGCCCGGTCAGCCTCGACGCGGACTACCATTGCCGCTCCTGCTGCCATCGCTTCGATTACCACCTCCACTGGAACTTGCGAAGCGCACGCATGGGCAATGACGAACTTCACGGCGGCTGGCTTGAAATCGAATTTCATCTTTCTATCCTTACCGATACTGCGAGTCTCCAAACGCGAATTTGCTTTTGATGGATGCCGCTTTCTCTCCCGTAAAGATGGCCGAAATAGAACAGCGTTGGAATGTGTCCGCCAAACCAACCGACACGCACACGGCCGCCGATTTCAATTCCGGTTCTGGTGAAGCCGACTTCAAATGTATCTTCTAAAATTTTCATCGTTTCCCTTTTTGTTTAAGTGCAGGATAAATAATAATTGTCACTCGCTCGTCTTGCAATGCCTTCAAAGTGGAATGACGGACTTTGATTGCGAGTATGGCGTGTCCGTCAAAATCAACTGGAGCGT